TTGTTCTTCAACGCGTTGATGTCGTTGTCGGTCGTGCCAACACGCAATTCGGTCTCCAGGAGACGAGTTGCAACGAACATCAGGCTAGGAGGAACAACCAGCTTTTTGGGCTTGGCTGCGATCAACAAACCGCGCTCATCCGTCCAGCCAGCGATCTGAATGACTGCGTTTTCCAACGAAGTTTCATTCAGGTCAGCGCCGGTCGTGGGACGATTGCTGTTAGTGCCACCAGAGATCAGGGGGTGGGCAGTGTTACACAAGGAAACACCGTCACCGTAGGTCACCGTGGTGTTGAACGCTTGGTTCAGCACAAAAGCGGCCTTAACCTGCTTGGTATACGCCATTGCACGGGCCAAAGCTTTGGTGTAACGGGCAGACAAAGAGTCATAGAGGTTGTCCTCAATGGCTTCTTCAGTGACCGAGAAACCCATAGCGATGGTTTCGTGGTTGTAGCGGGCAGTCCAAGCCTCTTGACCATTGTCATAAGCAATAGCGGAGCCCTCATTCTTCACCGGAGCGGCAGAGAATCCAGACAGCTTGGTTTCTTCTTCAAAAGAACGCTCTGAGGTTTCGGTCTCATAGATCTCTTTATGCTCTTCCTGGTAGGTAGCATAAGACAAACCGAACAGGGCGTTCAAGCCGGGGAGCAACTCTTTGAGTAGCTGTGCGCGTGAAATTGCCATTTCTTACTCCTTAAACACCAGTGGTGTCGTTATATTGGTGAGTGTTGATTTTCACCAACAGTTCGGTGTAAGTGTCGGCTGCGGTAGCAGTCTCAGGCACAACATCGATCACACGGATTGGGATAGTGGCGGTAGTGCCTGCACCGGTCAAGGTCACAGCAAAAGCAGAGTTACCAGTGGTAGTGCTGCCAGCGTTGAGAACCAAAGCCAAGTTAGTGCCGACAACGGTACGACCTGCGGAACTCATGGTAGTGCCAGAAGACACAACAGCCACTTTGAAAAGTGCCTGTTGGTCATCAACCACATACGCATAAGCGGGGTTGGTCGAAGTGCTGACGGAAGCGGGCACATACTGACCTTCAACGGTTTGACCGCTAGAGTTCACATATGAACCGCCGACACACACGCCAACAATAGTGCCGGAGTTGGTGGTAGTTGAGACAACCAGATAGCCGGTGCTGTCAATTTGAACCGTATCTCCAAAGAAGATGGCGGTTGCAAAAGAAGCGGCAACGGGAATCTGTCGGAAAGCACCAGCGTAAGGCTTGCCATCAATTGAATTGATAGGCTTTAGGCCGTAGGGTGCTGAGACAGTGGGGTAAGCCATGTTTTAAGCTCCAAAAAGTTTGTTAACGTCTACCGAGACTGACCTTGGTGCTACGCTCTTTGAACATAGGCATCCGAGGATCACTCTCTCGCATGAAGTTGTTATCCACCGAGTTCATCTGCGACTCTGCCTGATTCAGGTAGTAAGCATCACGATCTCTAGCAAATTCAACCGGGGTTTTGCAAAGCAACAGGCCACCAATTTCGATGCCGTCAGGGAATCGCCCGTTAGGGTTATTCATCAGGCTCAACTTTGGCTGCGTTGATGCTTTTACAGGTTCCCATCCCTCGCGGAGTTTGGAAGTGATGTTAACGGGATCGGCTTTATCAAGAGTGCTAAGACGAATCCAACGGAAGGCCCATCCTTCTTCTGGTTCCGGTTCGGGCAGAAGTTGGGGTGGCATCCATTTAGCGGGACGCTGATATTCGTTTCGTGTCTCTTTGCTCCGTGGCGTTCTAACCTGATCATCCATTTTCATTTCTCCTTAATACCGCAACCTGACGGGCATATTCCTTAAGAGGAATATTCAGCCGCTTGGCGATGTTGACTTCCGATGCTGTTAATGTGATCTTTTTAGGGGCCACACTGCGAGAAGCAGAAGCAACTACATTTGCTTTTGGGCGCTGAGACGTTTCAGCGGGTTTCTCAGAGGCAAACTTCTCTGGAAACACTTGGCGCAACCTACCATTGATGCGTTGGTAGTATTCTTCGCTTTGAGGGCTTATGCCATCCTCCAAGACCAGCTTCTCATGCAGTGCAAGAGCGTATCCGGTCATTTCCCGATCCTGTCCAAACCATTGATTGGCGCGTTTCCAATCTTCTGCTTTTTGATCGACAGGCGCGTTTAAACTGGTTTGTACAGGATTTTCATCCACCTGTAAAGGCTTGGGTACAAAATTGTTTACACGTTCGGCCTTCATCTTGGCGGTGGTCAATTCTTCCTGGGCGTTGACCAAAGCGTCAGAGTCACCACTTTCGTAGGCGGCTTTGTACTTGATTTTGGCCTGCTCCACCTCATTGGCAACAACCTTTTTGGCTTGTTCCAATAAAGCGTTTTGACCCACATTGAGGTTGCCCTTAAGCTTTTGGTTCTCTTCGTGCAGGGCTTGAGCAAGCTTGATTGCTTCCTCGCGCTCCCGCAGGAATGATTCCTTGGCGCGGCGCTCATCGTGATATGCCTTGTGGAACTCACGAATCTTGTTGCGGTCACGCTTGCTGTAAGAGGCTAACTCCTCATCGGTAGGATCCTCCGGGGGCGTTTCCATGGGTTTTCTGCCACGGTCTTCTTCCGGGGTATCGTCAATGACTTCAATCTCATCATCTTCTTTTTCCTCTGGTGGATCGGAATCCTCCACAGGCACAACTTTGCTCCCAAGCCGGGATTTTTTCTCCTCGGCCTCATCGGGAAACTCAAACTCAACTTTTTCCATGATTCATTTCCTCATGCGCGAGTTATTCCGCGAGGATCCTGGACAACACCTTCGACAGAGTCATCATTGATCATTCGGAATTCTTTTCCATGAATCTTGATCCGGGTTCCTGTGTTGGGCCGGACAAGGACAAAATCACCAACTTTGCATGAAGGGCCAGATGGGAATCGCTTCTCATCTGCGTAGGCATCAGGGCCAAGCTTCACGACAAAAAGCACTGGGGACAGCACCTCTTCGTAATGCACGGTCTGATTGGCCTTTACAAGGCCACTCTCATACTCTTCGTTGATGTCGGGCAACACACACAGGATGTGAAATGTTGCTGGTTCAGGCAATTGCTTTGCCTTCTCCTCTGCCGTTTCAGGCAAAACTGATACTGGCCCTTGCGGATCAAGCGTCTGTCCTATAAGGATTTCAGTCATCTAAAAGTTTCTCCAAGCGTTGTTCAAGGTCGTTGATGATGGATTGTGCGAACAGTAGACCCCGAATGTGGCCGCACACTTCTCGGTATGCCGGGTAATCTTGCGCAGACCCGGAACCCAGACTCTCTGAAAGACCCAGCTTTCTCTCCTCAAGCTGTTGAGTGAGATACGACAGGATCTTGTACTCTTCATTCATTTTGTGCCTCGTTTAAACAGATCAACCTGAACCTTCTGGTTGTTTTGGCGGGTCTGTTCTTGGATCCGCGCCATTTCAATCTGCGCCTGTGAAGCTGCCTTTTCTTTGTCTAGGGCCAGCTTTTCTTGGGCAATTTGAATATCTGATTGCATCTTCTGCGCCTTCGCTTGGACTTCTGTACCGCGCAGTTGAAGCTCTTGCTGTTGCATCTGAATGAGGGGGTCTTGGGCCTGTTGCTGAGCCTGTTGTTGCTGAGCTTTGGCCTTGTTGAGTTGGAGAACCTGGGCAGAGCCTTGCGCGACCAGCCTGGAGATTTGGACTTCGACATCCTCGGGGAGTTGAGCATCTGGAGCGGGCAGGGCCACACCAATTTGCTCCTCTACCTGACGGCGGTATTGGAATGCCAGATGTTCGGCAATATGCGCCATTGCCTGTGCCTGCATCTTCTGAGCCATGGGGTTCTGTCCAATCTGAGCGGCGATGGACGGATCCTGCATGAACGCAGTGTGAGCGCCGATGTGGGCTTCGTGATCTTGGTAGATAAACGCTTTGGTTGGCTTTCCGTTGAGGAATGCCATGTTTTCGCTGATTGGATCTTTCGGGGTTTGATCGTCTTCCGTGGGAACCAATTTGTCTGCGTTGGTGACACCCAACACCTCAATCATTTGGCGGTGGAGTTGGGGTAGGTTGTAGATCTGCGGAGCCTGTGCGGCCAACTGCATCACGGCCTGATACTGCATGATCCGCTGAGCCATTGTGCTGGAGTTGGGATCAGAGACCGGGATCACCTCGACCATGTCGTAATCCGACTGCTTGGCCTTGCGGTCACCTTCAATCGGATCGTAGTCGTATTGCTGGGGGGTGTGGTCGCGGATGATTTCTTTGAGCAGTTTAAACTCCTGCTTCATTGAATAATGCACCCGCGCCTGCACGGCGCTCATGGTCTTGAGGGTTCTCTCCAACAGTGCCAGCGTGGTTCCAACAGGTGCATTTGCACTCATGTCGGAGATGTTCATGTCCGATATGGCCCCAAGCCTGCGGCCCTCTTCGGTGATCTTGTCCAGTAATGTCGCCAAAACCTGTGAAGGCTCCTTGTAGGGGAGCGTCATCACGTTATCTTTGATGGCCCCGCTGGGGACATCCACATCCCTGAACTCACCGGGCTGGATCGGGGTGTCATCTCCTTTGATCCGCATGCCACGGGCTTTTAAGCCTCCGGGCAAGTTGGACAGGGTTCCTGCGTCCACCAATTGGCGAATGATTGAAGTTCCTGCGCGGGCATATCCGCCAATGATGTGGATCAGTCCCAGCCCATAAAAACCAAACCCGGGGATGTAGCAGTAGTCAACGAAGTGTTGTCTGCGGATCTTGAGGGGATCTTCGGGATCCCAATTGCGGCGAATTGCCAGCACCTCATTGGTTCCGCGCTCGACTGTGATGACATATGGAAGAGCGATGCCGGTCTCCTCACCATCCTCATCTTTGTCTTCATAGCCCTCAATCTCCATGTCAACATGGACTTCCAGGAGTTGGTAGCGGTCATCATCTGATGCTTTATAACCTTGCTGATCGGCTTTTTTCTTTTCAATGTCGGTCAAGACATTGATGGGATCACCCAGGTCAATATCGCGGTAGAAGCCGCTGACCTGAAGCTTACGGATCTCATTCTTGGTCTTGCGCATCACATGGGTAACGCGCTCTGCCACCTTCAGGTTCGATGTCCCGTAGGGAACGATCACATCCTCTGCGGGGATGAAGATGGAGACCTGACGGCCCAGGGTTGGGTCTTTGTAAACTTTTTTGAAAGCTGACCCGGCCAGCCCCAAAGAAAAGAGCATGCGCTCATGTTCCGGGCGGTACTCGGGCATCTCCTCGGTCATCTTGTAGTTCATGTCATCACGAACCCGAACCGCCGCCTCTTCTTTCAGCTTGGTGATTGCCCCGATGATCTCGGTCTTGACCGGGCCTTGTGCCGGGAACGTCTCCATGATTGACTCAGACTGAAAGCGAATGGCCGCTTCGGTCAGAACTGTGGAGTAAACCCCGCAGGCTCCTGACCAAGGCTCCGTGCGCTCTTCATATTTAAGGCCCAGAACCTCCAAGCCTTTAACGAAGGTGTCGGCCCAATCTTTACGGCTGTCAATATCTGCGCTGACAAGCTCCATTAACTCAGACCCAACGGTGGCTAAGGCTCCTTCATCCATTTCTTCTGCCAGATTGGCATTGAAATCATCAGAGAATTCACCTTCTGGCTCAAGCTCAATGGTGATGCCGCCGCCTGAGATCGTCATGGAATCGGGGTTCTCAACCTCAATCTCAATATCAGGCTCCGGGGCGGCTATGCCCATACCCATGGTGGAATAGAGAGCTTTGTCAATGTTGGTTGCCATACAAATCCTTAGTAATAGGCCATTTTTCTGTGGTACATCGGCTCATCAGCTTCATCTGAACTGATGGCGATAAATCCACCTCTTCTGAACCGCAGCAACGCCTGACTTGATGCATCCACAAGGTCATCGTGGTCTCCATTTGGAAATGAGGCCAACTCTTCCATCAACTCATCGGCCCATCTTGTCTCCGGACACCAGACCACTCCTGAAGCAAATAAATCAGAAACAGCGTTTACACGGGCTATCTTATCGTTTCCTTTGCCCGGTGTATATTCCTCAAGCGGGATTCCAATCTTTCGGAGTTCATAGATCAAAGGAGCGCCAGCGGCCTTCTTCTCCACAATCAATGTGTCTGGATTCCACTCTTTCCACATCTCAAAAGCCTTTTTCTTGAGTTCAGGGAACTCCATCCTGCGTTTAAATGCGTCAAGGCAGATGATGTTGGGCTTCAGATCCCCAGATTTGTCGGGGTGGTAGAAGACACCCCAGGTTGTACAGGCCGAATAGTCCGAACGGTTGGACTTCTCAAAGGCTGTGTCCCAGGATTGGATGATGTATTCACAGTCAGGGGCATGCTCTTCTTTCCAGATCATCCACTGATCCCGCTTGATGATCGCACCCTCTTCGGATGTGGGATTTTGTTGGTACTGCGCCTCCCATTTAGACACCGGGAGTTCAGCTTTAAGGGCTTCAAGCTCCTCTTTTTTCCAAAATCCAGGCCATAGAGGGGTTCCAGACGGCAAAATTGCCGGGAAATCGATCACTTCCCACTCGTTTACACCGTCTTTTTCAGAGTTTTTGAGAATCTGCCCAGATAAATCCCGCTTTGACCAGCGAGTCATCACAATAATGATGGCTCCACCGGGCTGTAAACGCTGGCGAGGCCCGGATGTGTACCACTCATACACATGGTCATAGACCGCAGGGTTTCCCTGCTTGGCCTCCTGCTCCGAATGAGGGTCATCAATGATCAAAAGATCAGCACCCTTACCTGTAACTGCGCCACCTACACCGATAGCGAAGTAGTCCCCACCTTTATGGGTATTCCAACGGCCAGCGGCCTTGGAATCTGTGGACAATCTTGTGTCAAACACCTTCTGAAAATCCTCAGAAGACACCAGATTCCTCACCTTACGGCCAAAACCCACAGACAATTCTGCGGTGTGAGCAGTCTGAATGATCTTCTTCTCAGGGTATTTGCCCAGAAACCATGATGGCAACAGATAAGAGGCAAATTCACTCTTCGTGTGTCTGGGAGGCATATTGATGATCAGCCTCTTAAGCTCCCCAGATGCCACCCGCTCAAAAGCCTCTGCCATGATCCCATGGTGCTTCCCAGATATAAACCCGGGCCACATCTGCTGGACAAAGAACAGGAACGACTCCCTGCACCTCTCAACCCTGTCTAACTCCAAAAGCTGCCTGACCTTATTTTGCTCAGCCAATGGGAGCTTATCCAAAACCTTCAGGTAGGAGTTGATCTCATTTTTGGTGAGCAAACTCATAGGCTCACAATGTCCCTGACCGATTTATCCACCACACGGATCGAATGGAACTTTCTTGGCTTTCTTGATAA